ACATCAGCGCCTAGTGTAAATGTTAATGAGATCTTCTTCCAAACGCCTGTGCTATCAAGTGCAGTGGAGTCCTCTTCATGAACAATAGTAGGAATACCATTTGAAGCGTCCCCCGTCCATACCCTTGCCCATGTTTGAATAGCTAGCTCTGACGTCTTGGCTTCGAAGGATAGCGTAAAGGGTGTACCAGCAGGTCCTAGTGTCTCACCCCCTCTCTCGACCCCATGGGTTGCAAAAGCGTGGACAGTTCCTGTATCATCAGTACCAAGCTGCATTCCCCACCTTCCATACTCCACATCAATCCTATTAATAACGGCAGCACTGTCAGAGAACCACATATCTGCAGTATGATAGCCCAGTCGCTCAGTAGAGCTAGTCCCAAGTCTCCAGTGCTGAAAGTCACCATTAAGGATCATATTACGTTGTGGCTTAATACTCCAGAGGGATTCTAACTCATCTTGGACAAGCTCGAACTTATCATAGACAGCCCCCTTAGAGGGTGCCGTTACTGTAAAGGGTTCCCAAGAGGATCCATAAGCTACATCACTAATCATATCTTGGATCTTGTCGAACACACTATCAGCTGAAGGAGCTATGGTATCTACTCCGCTCCAGTTAGTAGTATTGTACACAAGGTTCTGTACCTTAGCATCTATTACCCCTTGGACCAACTCAAGCTTATCGTAGATTGTGTCTTTAGAGGTAGGGGCAGTAACTCCATCCCAATCAGGATCGTATATTGTATTCTCAGTTTCCTCTATATTGTCATAAGAGGTCTGTGCTTTAGCTGCCCAGTGAAGTGCTGAGTATTGTCCAGCATACCCTGTGATCTCTACATCCTCAAGGTTCGTAGCCCACTCTTTAGCTAGTGCTTCATGGCCATTTGAGAGAACTACATCAGCGTTAGTGAGTACTAAGTCAGCTCCAGTATCTATAGTATCTTGATTAGTCTCCACAAGGTCTAACCCAGTATCAACAAGGTCAGCTGCGGTATCAATAGCATACTCCTTAGCGCTCTTGTCTATTAGGGTAACTCCATCAGCTTCTGTCTCATACCCCCCTATAGATGATGCCCAGGCTTTAGCCTCTTCGGCATTAGCCCTAGAAGAGTATCCACCAGGATAGTTGGTTGGGTCTACCTCCAACCCCTGATCACCAGTAGCCCAGTTAGCGGCATCTTGTATCTGCTCCGAAAGGAGGTTCATCTCAGCTTCTACTAATTCAAAAGCATTATTAGTCTCAGCATTGAGTGCGTTTAATTGGGAGGCTCTAGCGAGTTGTCCATCAATTACTCCTAAACTACCTCCATCAAAGAATCTATTAGTTGCCATAGTTTATTCCTGTATATTCTCCACTTGATAGTCTACAATCATATTATGGATTGTATGTTGATCGTTGTATTTACTCCTAGTGAGTACCTCAACGCTCATATTAGTCCCCTGGCCCCTAATGTACTGTGTGATACGTTGAATTACCGCACCACCCCATACAAACTCTCCCCAGTTCCCTTCTCCCCATGAGGTTCCTATTCCCTTCATTACTGAGTCAAACCATGCTGTATCTGGGAAGTCACTTGAGTTGTAATCAAAGACATTCCTCATTCCGAACTCTGTCCCCCTACTGGCACTGATTTCAAACATCATTCTCATGAACTGCTTCCATTTTCTTGGGCTGTTATAGTGGTAGAAGCTTGTGAACATCTCTGTGTATATTTCCCCACTATTGAAAGAAGTACCCTTGTCATTCTGGTATACAAATCCATCTCCTGTGGAGGAGAAGAACTTCCAGTAGTCTCCGCTAGGATCTTCACCCTCAGCTGTATGTATTACAGGTATTCCTAGGTTGACGAATGTAGCACCTTTAAGTTCATCCTCATGAAAGGTGAAGTAAAGTCCAGTACCATCATTGAAGTACAACCTATATTGATTGTACACCTTATCTACCATAGAGCTTGAGATCTTTGACTTCTTGCCCAGGTATATAGGGTTGACCTTCTTGCTGATAGCACTAGCTTCAAAGTTACCGTACTTGTCAGTAGCTGCAAAGTCTATAATACCCCTATCGTCAGCATAGAGTACCCTACTTAAGAGTCTCTCACAGGTAGTATCAATCCCACCAGCTTGCCTAGAGTGATTACGTACCTTAAAGGTGTAGTCTGGGGTTGCTGTAGTTGATGTAGGTATCTCCAACTTCTCGAGTATCTTTACAGAGTTTCTACAGATTATAGCCATGTTCTCCCCAGGGAGTTCCCTAAGGTTTGTTATAGCATCTCCTATAATCAACTGCTGACCAAAGCCCTCTCCAAAGTCTTCCGCATCATCTTTACTGCTCATGATGATGTCATCTTCCTCATATGCTAGGAGTATTCTGTTGTCGAAGATAGATACCTTCTGTGCGTATCTAGGGGCAGGTTGGTTATCTGGCAGGTTGTATGGACCAGCATCTTCATCAAGGTCTACCATAGTAGTTCCATCCCATACCTTAGGAACAGACTTACCATCACACATGATCATTACCTGCTGCCCCGCAAAGGATCCACTAAACCTCCAATTGATAGCATCTAGTTTCCCATCAATATTGAAAGTATCATCTATAAGTACCCAGCCAGCTGTCCCGTCATCTCCAGTAACATTAGCCTTCCAGAGAGCTGCGTTAACTCCATCCTTATTCCTAAGGGCATACAGCTCACCTTCGTATATATGCAACCCTAGGATACTTGCACCAGTAGCCCCAGGTACCTCTGTTATAAGGGCTCTTTGGGCCTCTCTGTCTCTATCATCCCAGTTAATCTCAGTGAATCCTAGTTCAGTGTAGCGTCCTGTAGGAGCATCGAATGCATTAATCCACCTAACTGTATCGCAGATCCTAAACTCATCCCACCACCCATTGAAAGGGTTAGTAGGAGGGAAACTATCCCCTATGTATAAGTCTGTTACACTAGTGTAGATTGGGGACCAGTTCTCAACTATGATATCCCCTATGGGTATTGTTATTGGTTCTCCATTGATTGCCATCCTAACCTCTAGATCAGCACATGAGATACTTACGTGTGCAAACTGAGATATATTAAGGTTGTCCTTCACCATAGCTATGGATTGATCATATGAAATACCATCAGTAGATGACCAGAACGTAAGTAACCCTGAGGAGCTATAAGTTAGCTTATAACATCCGGGCTTCTCAAAGACTACATAGTCTCCCAACTCATAAGCTCTCAGTTGAAAGTCCAGAGTCCAGTCATCAACTAAGTTTAGATGGCTATTGACCCCTGTTGGACTTCTTGAGAATGCTGATGTAAATGCTGAAGAGAATTGACCTGCGTCTAAGGAGTGTACTTGGGCATATGCGTTGTTAGTTCTAAAGGAGTAGTCGGGGAATTTGTTATTAGTGGCATCTAAAGTTACTCCGAAGTTCCCAATGGTGTGAGAGGACTTAGATACATCCTCCACTTCTCCAGCTTCTATAAGTAATCTAGTTGCGTCATCAAGCCCAATAGTCTCTAATAGAAGTGCTGACACATCTGAAGGGGATCCTTTACCATCGAATGCTTCATACCCAAGGAGGGAAACATACCCATGCATTGCACCATCTACCTCCATATAGTTTAAGCATTGGATAAGTTCCCCTTTCCCTAGTTCAAGGGTTGTGACTAATTGATTAAGCCCACCTGTGAACAGTATATCGGTTGATTGAACTTGCCTACGCCTTGGCTTTCGGTATTTCATTATGCGATTGGCCTCTTTCTAACTTCTCTATAAGGGTTCTCTTCCCTCAGCAGTTGACCCATTGCAGTAGCCGTAGCATCAGAGTAAGTATCATATAGGGTTGCATTACCTATGAAAGTAGATAGCTTCATAACGGCCATATAGACTATCAGTTGATGATGTCTTACGGGTAACCTGGGTACATCTATATTAGATCTAAGCTCTTGTAGGGTCTTTATGTAGTGGAGGTTTAGGGTATATACTGTATCCAGTGGGCTTATCAATAGGTTCTTGCTCCATGGGATTGTTGAGTACAACCGTGGTAGTCCTGGGCTCCTAAAGTCCATACCAACATACTGGTCGTACGCAATCTCTTGGAGTCTATCATAATCGTAGTTAATGTACCTATACTCAGAGAGATCTACAGTGTCGCCTGACCACAGCTCCTCGAGAGTGTACTCTTCTTTCACTGAAGATACATTAATGGTTCTGGTTGCTTTCATCCAGTCCCAATCTTTCCTGTAGCGTTGTATGTCTTCGAAGGCGTCTCTTACAGCCGTAGTTAGAGTCTCCTGATACCCACTAGCGGCTACACTAGATATAGTACCCTGGAATCCAACTATTGCGTTAGTACGCCTGCAGATCTCTAAGTAATTCATTAAGCTAGTTTCTCCTTGCTTGGCTTTGTATTCTTAGGGGGTGGTGATTTAGTCGCTTTAGCAACTTCACTTGGGGTCTTGATGGCCATCTCAGCCTCGATCTCTTTACGTAACCGATTACGCATTTGCTCTTCATCTACTGATCCTTTTCTAATGTCACCCCTAACTTTTGCTACCTTAATAGCTGTTTTCGGAGTTGCTTCCTCCTTCATCTCCCTATCTGCTTGGTTGCGTGCATCATATGCAACTCTAGCGTCTTGGGCTGTATCAAATTCTCGAATGTTCTCGAACTCACTGTCATATCTCTCCATGTAGTTCTCATTCACTATGTGATTTGCTTTACTATCTTTACGTGTTCCTACATACCATTTCATATATACTCCTCCGTTTAATAAAGTCCTGGGCCCCGAAGGACCCAGGATGTCGGGTAAGGGTTGGACCGCACGAATGGCCACTACCCTACTTTAAAATGTTACTACGCCATTCACCAGTGCAGTGGCCTGAGTAACAGCACGGCCATATACAAACAGAGTTCTCCAGTACTCACCGAAAGAATCGGGAATCTTGAGGGTGTCTGTCTTGGTGATATTAGCTGCGAAAGTACTAGCCTCAGTGGTTCCGGCAATAACACTAAACTCATCAGCTTCCAATCCGCCATCAGTTCCGAAAGCCAGGTTGTTGTTCTGATAGATTTTAGTACGATCTACCATACCAATCAAACCAGTACGGATAACACCAGAAGGATCTCCAGTGATGTTAGCTGCCTTAAGATCAGAAGTCTTCAGTGCAGTTGCGAAAGCAGCGGGGATTACAACATATCGTCCCTCAGAGGGGATGTTAGCCTCGTCAAGCACCTGGTTAATCTGTACGATGAACTCAGTTGCGTTAGTGGCAGAGATTGCTACAGGGCCAGTAGAGGTTACACCCAAGTCAATACTTGCACTCAGGGCACCAGCAGTGGCACCAGCATTAGCTGCATCAGCACCAGTAGAGAGATACAACAGTACTTCACGGTCAATCTCAATTCTGATACGTTCGCCAGCGTCCTTACTGAACATGTTAATCAACCCAATATCAGCCTGGGCCTTATCAACATCGTCAATCTGGAATGCACTATACATTGCCAGGTCAACCATCAGTTCCTGAGACAGAGAAGTAGGTACCTCATAGTCCAGAGTTGTTCCGATAACGTACGGTTTTACGGTCATCACGGGCGTCTTACGGATGACTACTTTATCGCCCTGAGCTTTGATCTCACCCTCATAGTCTGTATTACAGATCTGGGAGAAAACAGAACTCTCATAGAAGTTCCGGAGAACTTTCTTGGTGAACACAATAGGTACAAAGTTTACGTCGCTAGACGAATCATAAACTGAACCAGAGTGATCATTAATACCTGGGCGTACCGCACCAATAGTAGTAGTACCATGGATGTTAGGTTGCGCAGGAGTTGTGTGTGTATGTGTTAAAGCTGCCATATTATTATACCTAAGGGCTTCTTAGGCACCCTAGGTTATCCTTGTCTTATTCCGCCTGGGATTTGTGAAGCCTTGTCTATCTTAGCTTCTATCTCCAGGACTTCTTTATGTCGTCCTTCGTAACGTCCTTTCATGACATCATCGTAGAACTTATCTATCTCTGAAGTGTAAATTACTTCAGGGGGATCATTACTTGGTGGTGTTACTGGGGCTGCGCCTCCACTACCCACGGGGGTTATATGCTGCTCTAAAGGGGATGGGTTAGGTTTCGCAATAGATTGAGAGTACTCCACAAAGAACTCTGCAACTCTTGCTACATCCTTTCCAGATTCCGCCTGAAGGAACAACTTATTCCTCTGAAGCCCGCTATACGGGTCCGGGTGTTTCATCCATTCGAGAAAGTTCTTGTCTACATTCAACTCTTCGTAGTTAGGAACGAGTACCTTAAGGTTCCTAGCAAACTCAGCGTACTGGCGAAGGTTCTCATTACTCGCTTGACGCTTAAGCTCATTAGCCCTATGGAGATCTTGAGCAGCTATCTGCGCTTGGAGAGGCTTAACCTGATTCTCAAGCACTTTGTTAGTTGCTTTCTTAACTACATCCAATCCTTCAGCACCGAATGCATCTTCATCTTCCTGACTAAAGACACCTTCCCAAGGGTCACCTTGTACTTCCTGAGATTGAAGTGTTCCTATTGAAAGCTTGGCATTTGCGAGTTCCTCTTTAAGTTGTGCTATTTCGTTACGTTGTTCAAAGAGGGTCACATCTGTAGCGGCCTTATATGTAGACCACCTGTGCTTCCAGTTAGTACGCTTCTTCTTCTCGGGCTGGGAGGTAGGTTCTGGTATTACCTCGGGCACTATCTCGGGTACTACCTCTACTACTTCCTCAGGGGGGATTATAGGCTCTGTGGGCGCTATAATGGTCCCCAACATCTGGGCTTCCGCTTCGGCTTCTTCTGCTTTAAGCTTTTCTAGTTGACTCGACATACTTTCTTCTCCTTACTTGTGATTCTTGGCAGGCTACATAGTAGCGGTTGCCTTTGAGACCAGTTAGGTTGACAGCAATAAATCACTTATATCGTCTAGTGCCCTTAGGGCACCTTGATACCTTTCGGTCTCCTCCTTAGAGTACCTGAGTAAATACTCAAGATTCTCTATTTCCTGCCTAAGGAATTCCTTAAGCACATCTGAATTAATCCCTTTCATAGCCGCTATAGTAACAGCATCGGATCCATTCAGTATCTTTATATGTTTCTTAGACATTCATCTTACCCTCTGTAGGGCCCTTCTCCTCGTCAAGATCTTGGAGATCGAAGGCTAATTGCCTACGTTGCGCAATATCATTGAAGTCTCTATCAGCTTTACTTCTCTCAGCGTCTGTTAGGGCACGCTGTGATGCTACACGCTCTCTAGATTCGAGATCTCTCCCCCTATCTATCGAATTAGCCAGAGAGTCTTCTTGATTAAGCTGGAGTTCCTTCTCTTTAAGCTTGAGAGTTTCTGTGTGCATTCTCTCTTGGCCACCTATCTGCTCCTTGGTTGCCTGGAGACCGTTGTCTATCTTCTTGTTCTCCATTTCCATAACCATCTGCTGATTCTTGGCATCACTTTCTGACTTCTCTTTAGACATCTGACGTATCTCTAATCTACTAGGCATTGCTATCTCACCCATATTAGCGTCCTCAAAGAGAGTTCTGAAGATCTCTGCCATTGCTTCTGGTCCTACAACTTCAAGTACAGCAGGATTACCGCTAAGAGTTTGCATAAGCTCTAGCCGTTTAGCTTGTTCAGCAGCTTTCATAGTAAGGGCTGCAGACCCGATGGGAACCACCTGGATATCCCCAGTGTACTTTAAATCCTTATCTGACTTCATATTCCAGTAGAACTGATATGCTATACGAGGCTTGGTAAGGCCTTCATCTATGTGGCGTATTGCGTCTTTAATACCCTTAGATGCTGACTCAAGCAACATTGATAATCCACTAGCGGTTTGCGCAGCACCTCCAGTTCGTTCATTCCCGTATGCGTAGCGAGGAATCCCCGTAGCATCATCAGCCCTCAGCTCAAACTCCTTATATACACTTAAGAGTTCAGCTGCATTGGATGAGGGTTGTGTGAATTGAATAGCTCTACCTCCAGCCCCTGTAGGATCACTAGTGAGCTGCCAGATCTTCATGGGATAGATCTGTTCGATCTCCCCTTTATCTGCTAGACGGTCTGTATAGATCTCTACCTGTGGGCCTGATGCTAGTCCCATATTGTTAGCTAGGGCTCTTGCAGTACCATTACACATCCTCTGAATATCTCTCATTAGGTGTGGGAGGCTTCTACCCCAGAAAGACCCTGGTCGGTTCTGGAAGGAAGCTTTATAGTACGGCCTACGTTGGAGGGGGTCTTTGTTAATAGATGCTTTGATTACTACACTGTCTACCAGAAGGGCTTCTACTTCAACCTCATCAGTGAGTGATAACCCTTCCAATTGCTCCGCTGGTAGTCCCCAGTCTCTCAACATCCTAACAGAAGCTCTTCCGAAGAAGTGCAACCCGTGGATGATGTTACGATTAGCTTGAAACTCATTACCTCGCTTCTCTAAATAAGCCTTGTCAGATTCTATATCTGTCCATAGCCAGCTAGTGAAGTCACTTCCTTGGTACGTCTCGAGGACTTGCTCTATATTTGCATCATTATATCCTGGCAACCCCTTAAGGTTCGCAATCTCACTTCTGTGGAACCGTATATGTTCGATAAGGTCTCCATCATCAATCTCAGTAGCATTGGCTGAGGGATACATATCGAGGGGGTTAATCCTCTTGTTCATGAAGATGATCTTCTCTTCCTCTTGAGGTTCACCATCAACATAAGTCATCTTGGTATCTTTAGTTAAGATTGGCCCCTTGAGGAATGCGCAAGGGTAAACTGTGAAGTCCTCTACAAACTCACTAAGTGCTTTCTCCCAGGATCCTTCAGTAAGTTGGTCTTCAATTAACCTCTCAAACCTCTTCATCTCATTGCGACTGATCATCTCTACTTCTTTGAGAAAGGTCTCTTCGATATCCCTCTTTGCCCTATTCATCTCCCTTAAGCGTGTAGCTATCTTAACAGGAGGTGTAGGTTGTTCTTTAGGCTCACCTTGTAGTTGGGGTTGACCACCAGCAGGAGGCTGTTGGGGACCAGGAGGAGGGGGTCCTTGCGCAGCTTCCTGTGGCGGTGCCTGCTGAGGAGGTGCCTGTGGAGGCTCCTGCTCTTTCCTCTCTTCTTCTGCTTGCTGACGCTCAAAGTCTGCATATTGCTTCCTGAGGATAGACTCTATTTGATCCATAAGGAAAGGATCTATCTCTGGGTCTGCTGAGGGGGATAGACGCCAGGCCTTGTCTGTAGCAGGCATTATGATGTCTTTAATCCAACTTGAGCAAGCTCTACACTTAGTCGCTGTGATATTCATGAAGATTCTACTTCCGTTATCTCCAGTCATTAAGGCCATGTCTCTTGAGGAGTACTCTCCATTGAAAGCTTCAAGTGACTCAATCATCTCTTGCTCTATGCCGCTATCCCTCCTACTATCTTTATTCTCCTGATAGATGTACCATATATGTCCGGCTAGTGAGGAGTTAAAGAGGTCTCTGCTTCTAGCAGCCTCTTCTTCCTCAGTGGAGATGCCAGAGTTTAAAGACCCCACATACTCCTCCACCATCTCTTCGGTACCCCTTACTTCTATAGCCATACTATTCTCCTATTATGCCCACAGGTAGCGGGACGGTACAACCTTCCTAGCTCCCATTGCAGCAGGTGAGTACGCGAAGGTATTAGCAGCGAATGTGAGGCTGAGTGAATCCGGTATATCCGGAGACTCTAAACCCATCTTCTTCATATCTTTCTTGTTAGCGAGTTGTATCTGAAATCTATTATTAAACCCATATGTCATCCCACACAGTTGGGCTTTGATCTTCCTGTCATCATCGGGAAGAGATGCTCCGTTATTAAGCCAGTCCCTAAGTTCTCCCCATAGCTGGCTACGGAGATTGAAGTACATTTTGGGGTCTGAGGACTTTGTAGAGACTACTACTTCTACTACCGGTAATCCCATATGTTTAGATTGATCAAAGACACCTGCGCCTATACCAATAGCGTCTATGAAGATCTTCTCTGGTTTGTGCTTGTGGTAATAATCCATCAAGTACGCAGAAACCTCTGTTGTATCCAGTCCATCATACTTAGCTATATCAAGCACCATAGGGCCTTGGCGTATTGTAAATACAGTACTATCGGACCCGAAGCGGGCTACATCAACCCCACAATACTTTGGATATCCATTATACATTGAGGGTGTAAGGACCCTCCTCATAGCAGCTTCTACTAGATCCGTAGGTATGAATTGCTCTTCAGATACACGCGGGAATTGCGCAAGTACCCTTACTTTATATCTATCACTATCAACACCATAGAAGTCAGCCATCTCCTCTATCCAACTAGAGTTGATCTGGCCACTATTAAAAGCATCAAAAGTTAGTGTCTGCCATATCTTCTTTTGCATTGAGAATATCTCATAGAACCTACCACTATTCCTAACGGGGTTAGCAGTCATAATGAACCGGCCACCACCACCTGTCCCGAGTGTCCCTTGGAGCACGTCGAATACTGGCTCTTCGATAGCCGATGCTTCATCAGCTAGGATTATGTAGTTTTCTGAGTGACCACCAGCTAGGTTCTCTTGATTCTCAGCTGATGCTGTTACAAGGTCAGCCTTTTGGAAGGCTTTGCCCTTTATAGATATACGAGATTGGGTTATCTCGAAGAACTCTTTGAATATGGTTGGCATCTTATCGTGCCACTTAAGTGCTTCTGCATGGAACACTCGGTGTAATTGGTTAGCTGAAGGTGATGTGATTAGGATTCTACAGTCATCTAGAGTTAGGAGGAAATAGAAGGAGAGCCAAACTAGGGTAGATGTCTTACCAGCTCCCTGGGCTGACTTTACTGCTATCCTACATCCTTGCTTAACGGCCTTGAGGATAAAGGCAGCTTGTTGATCATCTGGAGTTACCCCATATAACTGCTTCATTGCAAGCAGGGGGTCCTTCCTCCATATATTAAGGAGGGTTGCTGTTTTAGTTGTTAGAGACATCTACTCTACTACCTCCACTACTTTAGCTTCGTCAAGCTCCTTGACAGTAGCCTCTTGGGCTAACTCTATCAATTCATCTAGTGCATCCCCTGGGGATACTTGGGTAAGTTCCACCCTCTCTACGAAGGCTCCTACAGTTTTACCCAGGAGCTCTATGCATCGCAGTATATCTTTGCGCATACGATAGTCCCCTGAGGATTTCATATATTCTAATTGGTCTAATAGTTCGCTTTGGACTCTAGCCTTACCCATATCTGAGTCTACAAAGCGTTGTTCTCTTAATTCCTTTATATAGGTAGCTACATTAGGCTTAGCGTTTAGGTATTGTCCCCTAAGTACTACGGCTCTATCAGCACTGAATCGGTTGCTACGCCCCTTCTCCTTAAATAGCCCCTTATCTAACTTACTCAACTTGAGGGCTTCTTGAATACTCCCTGTGTGCACATATACCCAGCTATAGGTAGCTTCAGCTTCTGAAAGGAGGGCTGCTGTATCTGAGGATAGTTGACGCGTGAAGGAGTTGTTTATTACCTCTGTGTTGCGCAGGTCCTTGAGTGACTTACGACTATCTGCGGATCCTTTAGTAGATGTTGGGATCCCTGAGGCTATCAACGCTCGACTCTCTTTCATGTTAGTTAGGGATTTCCAGAACCTATTCGCAATCAACTGAATGTTATGTTCGGTAGTGGAGTATTTAAGTGCTATCTCATTAACACTTAGTTTACCATCTGCGTAGTCCTTAGCTATCGCACCATAATCTAGGTTATCTATATTCTTTCTTAGTTTGGTAGTCACGCATCCTCCTATCTTAGGTAGTACTTAAGAGGTGCTTAGTGATATGTAGTTAAGTAGTAAGGAAGCACTACACTAGTCTTAAGCACTTATCTATGTTGTTCTTAAGTATACTTATCGTAATGAGGGAGGGTAATGTCAAGGTGAGGGTACTGAAATAGTTCTTAGGTGTCTGAGAGGATTCCATGGAGCCCCACTGCTAAAGGGCTAGGGGATAATAATTATATTACTCCACTAGAGTTCAAAAGTAGTCAATTGTTACGTGAGGGACCATCCCCAAGCCACCCGGGGGTCCCCACAGCCCCCGACGGACTACCTCCCCCCTCCAAAGATTGTCCCCACCCTTTCAAATGGAGCAAAAGAGGGTCAAAAGTAGCCTAGGGATG